AAATCTCTATTTAATGCCTCTAAACTATCTACATCAGCTTTATTTTTCTCCAACCTCTTATTGTAGTTATCTAAAGTTTCCGAAAACCTTGTATACGCAAAATTACCACTTACAGTTGTCTTAGTTGCCCTTTCTTGTGCGTCTTTAAGATCACTAATAGCCTGTTCGTTTTCTTTAATTTCCTTTAAAGCTAACGACCTAGCGTAAGCTTTTTGTGCGTCAGTAAGATCATCAAAACTTTCAATAAGACTTTCGTTTATAGTCTTTAGCTTCTTCATGGCCTCGCCAGTGCCAGTAAGACTTCTGTACACTGCACCAGCTAGTATTGCTCCAAACGCAACTAATGCACCAAGAACAGCACCACCAGAACCAAAGATAGAGGCTATCTGCGGCCCCTGTTGGCCTAAGATAGTAAAGGCACTCGTTCCCATTTGCGCTTGAACCGCAACGTCCTGTAGCTGCCACGACAATTGCTGAGTCGAACCACGCATGGCTCTAAATGCACCGTTAGTTTCCCCTGCTGATTGCGCGGCAAATCTAGCGGCATCTGCTTGTTTCTTTAATGCTTCTGCGTTCTTTAATGCAGCTCTTGCAGCATCTAATTGCGCTTTTGTGGCACCTTTTTCCTTCAACTCAAGAATCTTAATCTTCCCAGCAGTCATTCCAACCGTTTTACCCTGCCTTTCAAACTGCTTAGTCAGTTTTTTTACCGATTGATCTAAAGTCTCAGTTTGTTTCTCAGACTTTTTCCCTGCTTTTGTAAGAAGGTCTAAATCACCAGTAGCGGTTCTTACACCATTACTATCAACTGTAATCAGTAATTGTGAAACGTCAGCCATGATTATTATTCTCTTTAGAATGTAGTCCATCTAAATGACAAATAACATCAACCTCAAACGTATTGAGATTACCGTAAATGTGCATATAGGCGTTTATTTCGGAAAAGGTAATTGAGCCAGATGTTGCGTTTTTGATTTCAACAAAAGTTGACCACAAATAACGCAGTTCAGACCTCAATTTAGGTGCATTTTCTAATTCTTTAGGTTTTCGACCAAGAGACTTGGCAACTTGCTTTAAGTTATCAATACGACTGACAGAAGAGCCTTTATCGTAGCCAACTGACCAGAATTGCCATTTAGCGTAAACACTTAACTCGTCAATTAGCCTTTGATAAAATTTGTTCTGTCAGCAACAAACTGGTCAATTTGAGTCGAAACACTTGGCGCATTTACATAAACATCGTTTGCCATTTTTGGCGTAAACGGTACTTCTTTACCGTTATTTTTTAAACCACGCCAACCTTTAGTAATGGCTACTAAAAGATCAATTTCACCACCTTCTTCTTCTGCAATTAACTTTCGATGATATGCCCTTACAGCCGTTCTATAGGTCTTTGAATCAATACCTTGAAGGGTTATGTAGAAATCCGTTTCTTTGCCGTCTAAGGGGCTTACAATGCGTATCTCAGCCCCTTCTTCGTGTGCTTCTGCTGTGTATAACGTATTAATGTCCATTTTGTGCCTTATGATTTAATTATAGTAGTGACTCGATCTAGTGGTAGCCTCGATCTATGAAATTAAGCGGGTGTTCTAGTTACTTTCATTTGCTGTTTAGCGGCAGAGTCAAACAAAGCAATAAAGTCTAACGTTACAGTGACTGCACCTGGGCCAGATACTTCTGGATTACCTGAATTGTATTTAACTTTCGGCAACTCAAAGATGTAATCATTTCCAGCGGCATCAGTTAGCGTAAATATAATTGAAGAGGTAGTTTCGTTGATAAACTTGTCAATTAAAGCCGTATTCTCAAAATAGGCTGTAACAGAACCAGTTATGCTTGATTTGCCAATTGAAGGAAGTAGCGTGTCAGCCGAACCAACAACATAAAGTGCTTCCATGCCGTTATCAATGTTTAATTCAAGCGCAGTCACTACAGCAATAGCGCCACCAGCTTCAGTAATTGATCCTGTAAATGAATCAAACGGTGCAGTTGCTGTTTCTGCACTGTACGTTGCATTTGTTAATGCACTTGCTGCTGTAGCAAATCCAGCTCCAATAACACCAAATGAACCTGTTACCATTGAATTTGGCGCAACAGATAAGGACATATAGTTAAATTGACAGCCTGTAGAGCGCAAAAACTTGCCAATATCTTGATGATGACGCTCAACAGTGAAGCTTCTGCGTGTAGTACCAGCTTTTAGTACGTTTGAAGTCCAACTTCCGCACAACGTTGCTTCAATAAGTGCATCCAAGCCACCATAAGATAGCTCAAAGTTAATATCGCCTGTAACAGACTTGTTACCGTGTCTAAAATGAGCAATTTGTCGGTCTTCACGCAATTCTTCTGACTCAACAGCGTCTTTTGACAGACCTAACGTTGTTCCAGTGTGACGAATGGGGGTGAATCCTGGGTTAGTTGGAGTAGTGTTAAACGTTGATTCAAGAATAAACGCTAGATTGTGGCGTGAGCCTGTTGCGATAGTCATAATTTACCTCGGAGTTACATGGGCCATATAGTTAATTGAGATCGAAATAATAAAGCGATCTTCGCTTCTTATTCCTGCGTTTCGTGATACGTTACCAAGCCTGATAGTCTTTCCATTACTAGATAAATCTGTTCCACGTTTAAAGTGGTCAGCAACAGAATCGGCTTTGATTTCTGCTTGTCCACGCCCTTTTCCTGCTGGGGCGAATATATCTATCTGGTAAATTCCTATGTATTCGTCAATGCCACTAACGCCTAACGCAGCTTGTATTGTTGGCGCAGGTAAAAGGCTAGGACGCAAATAAAGAACATCTTTTACAGGAACAAATGCGGTGTTTTCCCATGCAGTAGGTGTATTTCCTAAAAGGGCATTTAATCGGGTATCTAAAGCGGAACTAATGTCTGCAAATACTGTACTCATGCCGCCACCTTCGCTAATGCTGTATTAAATTTCTGTCCAAACGAAGCAATAGATACGCGAACCATTCCTTCTGGCTTTTGAATATGTGACCACCCTAAATACTCAATTCTTTCTGCATAAGGTAAGTTATTAACAAGATGAATTGGTTGATCTGGCTGATACCCTTCAACTACTGATCTCATTGACGAAATAGTCGCTCCGCTAGAATTAATGGCGGTTAATCTTCCTGATTCTGGCGATCCTAATGAGCATTGCCAGTTACTTTGCAATGAACCTGGGACATAATCTGCTGGTGGATTGCTTTGCCATAGAGACGGATCACCAATAGGTGTTTCATTTATGATTGTAGAAAACAGATCAACAGCAACTTCTTGTATTACATCAGCTACTTTTCTATTTGTATTTTGTGCAAACTTATTAAGATCGGCAGTGAAGGTCATAAAATACATCCGTTCCTGATGGTGATTCAGTAATGACATTCATCACCCGATATTCAACCGAATCAAACGTCAAAGTATCGTTAATAATCGGAGCAGTGACACCAGCTTGCGCCAAAATACGCACATCTTTGTCTTGCACTGTCTCACCAGCCTTTTCAAACGTATTGAATTGCGCTCTAACGCCTTTTAGCGTGTAAGTATTAGTCAGGCCTGTCAGATATTTACCCGTTGTAGGATTGAATCTACGACCTTCATCTCTGGTGATAACCGCATCACGACCAAAGGTTCTTATAAGCCCAGTGGCTGTTTTCTGTAAATTATTGTAATCAAACACGGTAAACTCGATTTGTTCTGTGGGTCAATTTTGCTAGTTTGATATCGACAGCTTTCAGAAAGGTTACTGCCCTAGCAGTCGGGGCGTACTCTACTTCTAAACTGCCTACTTTTTCTTTGCTAGTTTCTCTAGCTTGATTATCAAGTGGATCGACACTATTACCTACGGCAATAGCAGTTTCCATTTGAGCATCTTTTAATAATTGGGGTATGGATTCTGATGATAAGTAGTAATCATTAACCATCACACCGTAACGAGGCCACATAGTAGCTTGCGTCTGGGTCTTTTTTGTTCCTAAGAAGTCTTTGCTCTCGATATAATCCATCGCACGAATAAGAAGTTCAGCCTTTGTACCAGTGACAGTGATACCTCGATCTGCTGCATAGGTTGTAAGTTCAGCTTCACTGACATAAGAGTTAGCAGTGGTAGAGCCTGAACCTGTTTCAACGACGATTGTTGCCATAATAACCTCAATAAAAAGCCCCACCCCCGAAAGGATGAGGCTAATCTTATTTACCCAAGTAGCAATGCAGTATGCTCTGGCTTGATGTTCTTAACACCCCAAGCTAGTGCAACTTCATAACGTACTTTTCTGTAGCCTTGATACATGGCGAATTCCATGCTTAGACCTGAACGCGGATCAGTAATTACGATCACATCCGAAGCCATATCACCTTCTGATGGTCGAGCAGGGGCGCGAGCCGCTAGAACGATTGCAGAACGGTTAAACGCCATGTTACGACTAGAAGCAGCAGTCTTAGAGATTGCTTTAGTAGCCGCAGTCATTGCAACGCGCAACCCAGGAGCAGTAAGAGTAATCGTATCGCCAGCCGCAGGGTTAGCACCAGCAAATACTGCTGAAGCAACAACGTACTTATTCGTGTCACCAGCAAAGGTCAAAACATCGCCAGCAACTGCGTTTCCAGTACCACCAGCAGCCAAAGTTAGTACAGTTGCACCAACAGCATAACCAGCAGCGTTAGTTGTAGCCGCACCAGCAATCGCACCAGCAGCCTGATCAACAATCTGAGCAGACTCACGAATTGGCATTCCGTTAATGTCTAGCAATACACCTTGACGCAAGATAGAGTCACTACCAGCATCAGCAACAGCGGCTTGCTTACCTAACAGATTTACACCAGCAGAAGTATTTATAACTAACTGGTTGTCCTGTAGAGGTGAACCGTTGTCTTTTAGTATCTTTAAGACATTTGACGCATCAGTGTAATCGTTAGCTGTTCCAAAAGGAGCAGTGCCAGCGGTTCCGTGAGCGCGTGAGAAAGTAGACTGCAAACCACATAGATCAGTTTCTACTTCGTTGGTTAATGCACGAATAGCCTGTGCAATCTTGTTAGCACGAACACTGCCGTATCCAGCACCTGTGTTCAGACCTTTCTGATCTTCACCATTGAAACCAAACTCAGCCGCACGCGACTTAGTAATGATAATGTCAGTGAATCCTGAAGTCTGTCCAGTAGGATCGGGGACGACCATTGCAGGGGTTATGTTCGATACATTTCCTGCTGGTTCAACATCAACACGAATAGCTTGTCCAACTTGGACTGTGTTAGCTGATGCGTTCATTGTAGCGGAGGGGATCATTCCAGTTAATTCTCTGGAAACAATGTCCAATGCTTCGTATATTTCTGGTACTAGACCAGTGATTGTGTTCTCTGCCATGATAAATTCCTAATTAATAGAGAGTGCCGCCAGATTTCATAAAACTCATTTGGTCGGCTGGATTAAGTGCTGTAAATTCAGCGCGAGATTTAGTTTTTGCGGCACTGCCACTATTGTTTCCACCAGTGGCACCACCACCAGAGGATTGATTGCCCTTTAATAAAGAGGCAAAACGAGCATCATTCTTAAACTCAGCTTTTAAGTCGTCTAAGGATGAAATTGTTAGGTTTCCACTGCCGTCAGTTACCTTTAAAGCCCCGTCCTGAAACGAAAGGCGGGTATCAATAAAGGTGCTTAGTAGGTCAATGTTGGAACCTTCGGCAAGATCAGCCGCTATCTTCATAGCCGCGTTGCCCTTTTGTTCTTTTTCGATTCTTCCTTGCAACTCACTTAACGAACTCTGTGTGGATTGCAGTTTCTCGGAGGATGATTTGTACAAGGACTCAAAGTCGCCACTTTCTTTAGCCATGCGGTCTTTTTCCGCTACAGCATCAGACTCCGCTTTACGCTTTGCCTCTTTTGCGCTTTTTGTCTCTGTTAACAACTCATCGTTTTTACTTTTGATCGCATCAAATTGGTCGGTCAGTGCCTGATTACTTTCTTGTAAAGTGGCTAACTGATCTTGCAATGCGGATACATCTACTTCTTCACTCATGGGTATTACCTTTTTTGGTCACAAACCAAGCGGCCACAGACCGCCCTATATCAAGAGCGTTAACTCTCAAATTTTTAGATATTTGTCGTTAGGAATGACTTAGTTAAAAGTCAAGTAAAAAGACCTGCACGAGACAGGTCATTTTTGATGTAGTTCTGTGAGGGTTTTTAGCTACGTTAAAAAGGCTTATAATGCTGACGGTTTATTTAGTTCTGGCCTTAAATGTAAAGATTCACTCGCGCCTTATGAATAGAAACGCTCATACGATCTTTTTGCC